GTAGGTCTACAAAACTATCTCTTAAAGATTCATTCTCAGGTGTTGCACCATTATCTATTAGATGGTTTATACGAGCAGTCTTATCGTGCATACGCACTCTTAATCCATTAAGCGCACCACCTGGTGCGTTAGAAATATTAGTGGGACCATAATCTTTATGCTTAGATAGAAGTAAATTACCTGCATCATCTAATACTTTTCGCATATCAGATGTAAACTTTTTATTCTTTAGATCAGCAAGATCTCCGACAATACGGGTAGTACCATCTTCCCTCAACTCTTCATACATTAACTGCCCCTAACATCCGTTTTGTCTCTTCTATCCCTTTTGCTAAGTATAGGTCATTTAGATCCATTCCAGCAGGAAGGACACAGATACTTGCATTGATAACTTCTGATGCTACTCTCCTAGAAAACTCAGCTCCTGGATTAGAACCATCCTCTTTAACATCATTATCACCTATAACTAATACCTGTCCATATCCATTCATTAGCTTTGCATAATGTGGTTTCCAAGCAGCAACACCAGGAACACCAACAGCAGGTATACCTAAAGCACCAGTAGCAATGATGGCATCTAACTCACCTTCACATACTGCAATAGTATCTTTAGGTTCTAGTAAAGCATTAACATTAAATAGATGGGTCTTCTGACCAGTAGCCATACCATACTTAGGTTTGCCCTCATCTAATCTTCTAAACTTAAAGCCAACACAAATACCAAGAGCAGTGAAGTAAGGTATAGATAACCAACCCTGATACAACTGATGCTCAGGGATTGGATCAACTACTGTACCTAAACTAAAAGACTCAGCTATCTCTTTAGATATGCCACGTTCTTTTAGAAAGGTTGCGGTTTCTACGTTTAGACCCTGCTGGTAGCGAGTGGCCGCTTGTAGATAAGATTTCAATTGCTCTTGCGAGAGCATCTTTAAACTCCAAACTTTCTTTTTCCATTACAACATTGATGGTGTTTCCACCCTTACCGCAGGTATGACAAAAGTATAGGTTCTCCACTGTGTTCATCACTGCTGACTTGCGAGAGTCATCGTGCATCACACACCTAACTGAACTTGCTCTACCTTCCTTTACTTCTCCACCATAAAACTGTACTACTACTCCGATTGGGATTGACTTTGCATCGGTGTCGTTGCTTCGTCTGTTTGTTCGTTTACTTCTTGACCAGTCTTGTCCTGGCATTGCTCTCCCTTATCTAAGCCTTGCATTATCTTAGTAGTGGTTATCTGTCCATTAGGAATCGGCATAGACAGTACCTTTCTCAACCTCTTCTAATACTAGATCTAATATTTTAACAGCCATTAGATTTGAAAACCCACCAAACATAGCTTCATTACCTATTCTTTCAATTAAAGATACTGAATATCCTTTAGGATTAGTAAGAAGATACTGATCTTCTTCTTCTAAATCCTCATAACTTTCAATCTCAATCCAAGGTTTACTCATCTTGATTGGTGCTTCTTTTTCTTTTTTCATTGCCTCTCCTCTAACCATTTATCAAGTGGGTAGATTACCCAACTCTTTTCTATTGATGCACTACGTCTTTTAACTATGACATATACAGGTGGTTCCTGCTTTAATTTCCTAGCCTTAGCGTAGTTCTTTGCTTCTACCTCAGCCTCTTTCCAGAAGGTAGGTAAATCTATTTTCTTTACATTCTTGGCTTCTAATATATAAGTCTTACCAGCAATTATAACTGCTATATCTCCCTCGTCATCTTTGCCAGCTAACCTTAAACGCTCTGCAGTATGACCAAGGGTACGGAACAGTTCAACTAAACCAGATTCAAACTTAGTACCTTTTATTTTATTGTACTTAGGATTATTAGCCATCTGTTTTAACCTTGTTTACTTTGTATGTTTGCTGACCATCTTCTTCATATACTTCAATAATTCCTGCCTGAATAAGTATAGAACTAAAAGCAGCAAAATCACTTTCCAGTTTATTAATCTTCTTTTTGACATACTGTATCTCCGTATTAGCCAACTCCTAGCACCGCATCCCTTCTAACCATACGACCATAAGAATCTGAATCGTATATTTGGCAAGAGCCATAATTTACAAATAGTGAAATATAATCCTTACCATCAGCACTATGCTTACCAAACCTATTCTTAACTGCAGCAACTCTTAAATAATTTTGGATAGGTTCATAGCCTAAAGTTAGAATCATTGCAGGTAGCTGAGATACCTTACCGTGAATTGCTCTGCGGTGAGGTGGCTCAGTAGTAGAACCATACTCAGACTGTTCGCTGACGTGATGAAGAACCATTACACAAGCCTCAGTCTGTCTAGCCATATCGTGCAGTTCAACCATAATAGCTCGTAGTCCTGCCCATTCATTATCTGATTCGGCAGCCACATTCATTAAGTTATCTATCACAATTAACTCTGGTGGAATACCATATAGTTCTATATAAGCCTTGATCTCTAACTCAATATCATCTAATGATGGTGATGAATCAAATACCCACTGTATATTTTTAACAGTATTAAACTTATCGTCATAATACTTACTATTCTTAGTTAAGTTTTCCTCTACCAAAGTTTGATTATGACCTGAGATATGCGCTGCAGTTCTCATCATTACTGTTGATATATCAGTATCCGCAGAGAAGAAGAGTGTTGGTACATCAGCTTTAATTGCATAAACCAAAGCAAACATAGACTTACCAGCGTTTGGAGCAGCAGCAACCATACAAACTTGCCCTCTTCTAAACCTGATCTGTTTGTCTTTAAGATCTTTCCAGACATCAGGCAAAGGGGTAGCCTTTGTTGTTGTACTCTTCCAAGCTCTGTTTAAGTTAAGCAATTTCTTCTTCTCTTAGGATAATGTTTCTTTGTCTACGAATTGATTTGCGATCTTTTTCTGATAGACCGCCCCATACTCCGTATCTCTCATTTTGTATGCCCCACTCTGCACATTCCTGCTGGTGGGGACATAACTTGCAGACGTTTTTAAGTTGTCTTATAACAGATAATGAATCTCCTACTTCGGGAAAGAAGAGATCTACTGAGATCTCTGCACAAGAGGGGTTCTCAAAACTACGAGGCCCCCGCATTTGCTATCTAATCCAGACTGTATCGCACTTATCTGTAGCACCTTTAGGTGCAGCGCACATCCATCCCTTCCAAGGACCTTTAGTTCCTTGTCCAGATCTAAAACTCATAGTGCCGTGTTTACAATCAGGTGCATCACCTGATGGTGCTGACACTGTTGTAGCGCCTAATGTTTTCTTAGCATAGGCAATTGCTCCACCAGATGGTTGAGCAGTGGCACCAAGTGTGGTACCAGTTGAAGTAATGAGTGTTGATAGATCAGCAATTGATGTTAGAGATGCCTCTAACTCTGCCTGATTTGTTGCATATAGATTCACTAAAGTTCCATCAGCTAACTTGTAGTTGATCTGAAACTTTGTTGATTCAGGTGCAGCCATTTATTTTCCTCCAGTTTTTATATTTAATCTAGCGAAAGGTTGTCCTTCCACCTTTGGTACAAAGCCTAGTAGTTTTTCTACTTCGGCTGTGTTAACTGTAGACCTACTACTAACAGTTGTCCAAGTAATTTGTACACCACTAGCAGTCTCTCCAGTTATACCGTCAAACGCAGTCCGTAGCGACTCTCGTTTTTCGGTCAACTCTTTTATCTGTTGATCAAGTTGTAAGTACATCAAGGCTGAATGATCAACACCACTGTCTTCTATTACAGGTAGTTCATCCTTGATACGTTCTTTTTTTAATCCTGAACATCCCACCTCTCCTGTTGCATCAAAGTACTTGCAATAAGACTTGCAGTAATTCTGATCTCTCTCAGGATCTGGTGCTACCTCTGACTCTTTAACTGCGCTCAACCAGTTAAGAGCTTCTTCAGCAATCGTAGGGTCATATGCTTCAGAGTGAACAACTACATCTCTCTCATCGCCATCTCTTGCTATGGCTACCAAGTTGACAGTTCTGGGCTTCCCCTTCCCAGACTTGTCTAATAGGTAGCCATAGACTTGAACCTGCCAACGTTGTTGATTAGTTGGAAAGTAAGAAAGGTTTTGTTTCTTAACAGTCTTCCAATCAATAACATCGCCAGTCTCTGGAATGAATAGATCTATATGCGCTTTCATCCCAGAATACTCAACTGCAGTTTCAACCCAATACTTCTCACCCTTTGGGTCAACTGTTCTTATGGCCTCTTCAATACTAGCGTGGATAGCAGTACCCATAATCGCTGCTAACTTTAATTCGTTCTCATTAGTTTCAGGTTGATCGTTAAGACGATACCAAACTTTTCTACGGCATCCACCTAACTCTGATGGACCTACCTGTGTCTGTTTAGATCTAGCCCTACCAGCATCTT